AGTTGTTTTTGAGTTTTTGGATTTACAACAATTCTTACACCAGTCGGGTCCATTGAGTAACCGTAGTCACGCAAACTTCCGTGAACGGAATCAACATTTTGCATTAAATCTTCAACCCATTGGTCTAATAAATTACTATCGTTAAAATCACGACTACGAGCAACAGTTATTGCTATAGATTTATTTATGCTTTTTACTACTAGTTCACGTTGGCCGTCTGATTGAGCAGAAACAAACTCATCAATAATATTACGTCTATATTGAGATACCGTCATTTGTCCAGTAGGGGTAGTTATTAAACTATCACCCCTGGTAAATAAAGGCACATCATCAAACACTGCCATTAATTCATCTATGCCATCAAGTGGTCTAACGCCAGAATGAGTGACAATACCCTTTGGCATATTTGTACCAAACCAACGCATTAGTACAGTTGCTGGCTTGCCAATAATGTTAGCGCCAATAATAGTTTGAGTCATTCCACCAACTTGTGAAAAATCTCTTTCAAGTTTTGCAGTTTTAAGTTCTCCAAGACGGGAACGTACTGACATAAATGTTTCTTTACCAACGACTGGTTCCATTGGCTTATAGCCCTTACCAAAGAATCGTGGTTCTGTTGCAAGTATACCAGTTTCAGGGTCTGCAACTTCTTTTAAAAATGCGTCATATATCTCTTGTTGTTTTGGTTCTTTGGCAATTGCATCATCAAAGGCAGAAGTCCAACGTGCCCTTTGTTCAGTTGTATAAGTAGGCAGTTTTCCATTTTCAATAAAATAACTTTGAACTATTTTATTACCATCATATAGATACCATAAATCATCTTTAAGGCCCGCTTGAGAAAGACGTTCAATTGCTGGACCATAGGCCTTATCGGCTAATAATAAATCACGAACAAACTCTGGGTCTTTAGTGTTTTTAATTAAATTTGGCAGGCGTGAATTAAGACTATATTTTTTAGAAATATTAACAATATCAATAATATTATCAGATTCTGCTAACCGTTGAATATCTTGACCAAAAACAGTCCTAGAAAAGGCTGGGTCAGCGCCATTGGTCTTTATAAAATTAATATGAGAGTTTGCAAGTTTTTCAAGATTACTCATAGCATTTATGTCATCTACCGCTATTTTAGTACTTAAGCCCGCCTTGATAGTACCCATTTTTGTAAGAGCACCAGCGCCAGAAAATGCTACGCTTATTGCTAGGTTTTTACCAATAAAATCTGTAAAACCAGTTATCCATTTTCCAGCAGTATTGTCTACAAAATATTTTTTTATACTTGCATCGTCCCATAAATCTATTTCTTTTAAATCAATTCCAGCCTGAGTTAATGCTAATGCTTGTGCTGCTCCCAAAGGATTTGTATATTGTAACCAAGATTTAGATGCTGACTGTCCTAAAGATACAAATTCACTTCGGTTCCACGCTTCTTTAATATCTGAAAATTGAAAACCTTCACCATATTTACTGCCTTCATAAAGTGGTGAGTAGGGGTCAGTTGCTAAATTAACAGTTGAAATTCCACGAGCAATTGGACTAAAAACATATTTTTCTGCTTTTTCAGCAGCATACAAAACTGGGTCCGCTATTTTAGCAATTGATGATGTTGTTGTTGCTATATTAGAATTTTTAAGAGATTGGCTAAGTCCTTGTTCAGCAACAATACCCGCTTGTGCTGCTAACGCTGGATTACCCTTAAATGTACTGGCTGCGCCAAAACTTGCAAAACCTGATTGTAGCGGTGCTGATACTAAACCTACAATTGGGTCAACAAGTGTTTTTGCCGTAAGTTTAAAATTATCCCAAAATGACATTATTGAACCACCCCAACATTAAAGGTTGAAGGCCCGCCGCCCTTTACGTCTTCTCCAGTTAAAGCCATAATAAACATATCACGGTCTTCTGTAGATTGCCAAGGAACCATTGATAAACAAATTGCAATTGGAATATTGTCATACCCTAATGAATTTCCAAATTTATCTAAATGGTCAAAAAAGTTATTCTCTGTCCATTTCATCCAATTACCTTTTGTTTAATAGCATTAACTAATTTTTTGTATGAATCAGGAGTTCCATTTAACCTTGTTACATTTATTAATTCTGGTAAATATCTTTGCATTAGGTATAAACCTTCAGCCATATTTTGGTCTTGATTATTTTGTTGTCCCAGTAAAGTTTCACTACCACGTCCTCTACCGACATCTACTCCATCGGATATAGGAAGTGAGTCTTGAGTATCGGCGTCTAATGGTGTTACATCTGCAAGCATAGATGATGCTAAATTTTGAGTAGGTGCTGCCGCTTTAACTGACCCCACTGCAGCATTTCCTTCTACCCTTGATTCGTTTAATGCTTTATTTTCTCCATATTTAAAACCAGTGTAGTCGCCATTGGTTCCATTACCACCTAAAAGATTTACATTTGCAGGATTGTTTTGTGGTGCCTTAGGTTGATATCCGCCACGAGTTTCTACGGGTTGATTCATTGACATTTTATCTCCTACTTAGTAAATTGTGTTTTTGTGTGAACTGGTCCACCGCACCAAACATTGTATTGAACTGCTACATTGATTGCTTTCTTAGCAGCACCTGATGCTTTGGCGTGTGTCTTTGTTTCTGTTTCCATCATTGCTAAAGCGCCAAGGGCTAATCCCCCACCTGCGCCTATTCCGTACAAACCTCTATCATCTCGCATATATCCATAGTCATCACTAACTTGATATAACTTTCCATTAAAACAAATTAAAGCATCCCATCCAGCATCATCATCGTTCTTATTCTTTGGTGCTGGGTCATAACCTGCTTCGGTTAGAGTTTGTTTTATAGATGGTAATACTCTAATCATCATAAATCTATCTGGGTCTTGCGTTTTAATTACTTTAGGTGGTTGCCATAAGTTATTGAGGATATCTCCTGCTATAGCATCACCTGCTACTGCAACTAAATACTCTCCAACTTTAACTATTTTGTCGCAACCTTTGGCTACATATGGTTTATCTGTATATGTGGTCATAGAGTCTGCTGCTAAGACAGCCCAACCTTTACCTTGAATACCAACGATTGCAGTCATAGTCCCCCACTTAATTAACCTCTTGTTACTACTCTTGCATTTCCTTTTCCACCTGAAGTTAAACTTGAAAGAATTGTTTGAATATCTGGCGGTGGGACTGGTTGTTCCATAGGTGCGCCCTGTTCGGGCGGAAGAGCGCCTCCTACTGGAGCACCAGAGGGAGCAGGGGACGTTTGCTCAACCGTAGGGTTAGAGACTCCAGCAGGAGGAACTGCTTGCTGCGGAGCGAATGTGGCTTCAATAGCGTCTTCTAGTGCTTGACCCTTTTGACGAGCCTTGATAACCGCAGCAATTTTCCTAACCACTTCAGAAGCGTCTTGTCCCTGTGTAGCCATCTGTGGTATTGCCTGTGTATAGGCAGTTAGAGAACCAAGTAAAGCAGTTCTCATATCTTCAATTTCAATCTTTTCTAATTCTTGAGTTACGTTAACCGTAAATGGTAATTCACGCATAGCCATATCTTTAGAGATTAATTTACCACCAAGGGCCTGTAGCATAAAGATAAGTCCCTGCGCTGGGTTAAGACCAGCAAGCATACCGTAACGAACATCGGCTGAGTAATCACCCTTGATGTCCTTGGCTGGCTTATATGTAATTTCATATGGTGAGCCAGAATCAACACCACGAATTGTTTTTTCTTCTGAATAAATTACTTCATCAACCTCAAAGCAAAGACTAATTACATCACGAAGTGCTGCAGCAAATATTGCTTGGGCTGATTTAACCTGTGTATCAAAGGCTCCCATAAGAGCCTGTACACCCTGTCCAGTAACAATAGAGGCGTCAATGTTTCCAGTACGAGATTCTGGATAACGAGTTCCAACCCTTAACTCTTGGTTAAGTATTGTTTGTTCAGTAAATGCGCCCTGTGGTAATGTTAGTTCTACCCTGCGAACACCTGCTGGGTTAGCGGTACGGATAACCGCATCTCCACCTAGTTGTAATTCTTGTACATCTTGTGGAAGTACAATAGGTGCTTGTACTGATTTCTCCGCTGCTTCCATTGCCAATAAGGCGAAACGGTTGCGGAGTAAC